TGCGGCTGCTGCTCTCGACAAAGTAGACCAGCACATCGACAGCATTCGCAGTCGTGGTCAGTACCGGCGCAGACCCATTGCTAAATTTCCAGTTGCTGCCATAGGCCAGCGTCCTGCTGCCGGTGCCGTCCTGCGTGATGGTGATTGCACCGCTTTGTCCTGCGGTCAGGTTTGTTGGGTTAGCCAGCGTCCGGTTGCCACCCAGCGTCACGCTGAAGTTGTTTGCCGTAGCAAAGTTGGGTGTGATGGTCGCACCGTCTGTAAGAGCTGAGACTGCACCGCGCTGGGCTGCTGTAAACGTATTGTTTGCCGCTACTTGGGCATATCTTGCGTCAGATTGTGCCTGCGTATAAGTATTGGCGATGTTAAAACTTGAAAATGCATAAGCATTTAATTCATCATTTAAAGATGCAGCAACTGATAAAACAATGCTTGTGCCGTTTGTTGCAGTGTAATCATCGCCCGACTTTAACACCACGCCATTCAAGCTTACAATTAATCCTCCAGCAATATATGAAAGCGTTAAAGCGTTTGCATCAGCGCCAGAAAATGTGGTTTGGCCTGCAGTTGCCACATACTCATAAGTCACTAATGCAGCCTGCTGGGCAGCAGAAGCCTCAAGCCACTGCGAACCGTCATAGACTTTCATGCCAATCGGCGTAGTGGTACGGTAGTACAACGCACCTACAACCAGCGGGTTACCATCATTGTCAACTGTAGGATCAGATGATTTAGCACCAAGATAGCGGTCATCAAAATTATCTAATGATGCAGCCGCCGCAGCTGCAGATGCAGCCGCAGCAGATTCGCTTGCCGCAGCAGCAGATGCAGATCCTGAAGCAGCCAATGCACTTGCAGCAGCGTTACTGGCCTGAGTTGGCGCAGCAATAATTGCAGCAATATTTGTAGCCGTTGTATTTACATCGTCAATATTTGTTGCAACAATGTCAATGTTTGTTTGATTGTCAGCAAGCACAACAATGTCTGCAACTAAAGCATCAGCATCAGCAGAACTTGTGATTGGCAATTTGGCCGAACGATCAACAGCTTCTTGCAATTGCTGAATCTGAATTGTTGCGCGGTCCAGCGCATCTTCAATGACATCAGGATAAAAGCCACCCTGATTAACGATATCAGTTGGCTGTAGGTTTTCAATATCCGATGTGATTACCAGATTAAAACCAGCAGCAAGAGCGCCAGCAGTCAAAGTAATGCTGCCGCCGGGATTTGAATTTTGATCTGCGTTTAGACTGACTGTGTAATCTGAATTGATAACCAGAACGGTTTCAACACTCGTAGATACATTAAGCCGCACAACTTCAAGATCAGCGGCCTGAAATACCTTAAAAGTAAATGAAAAATTAGAAGCTGTGCCATTCCCGACAAATGGCCCGGCTTTTCGAATATTGGAACTGATAGTCATAACAATGACTCCTTGGAGATTATATAAAGGCTAAACATTTTGAATACACTTACGGGCACCTATTTCTTGAATCCCATCAGGATGGCCATTGGATTTTCAGTCTCGCCTTCGCTCAATGCCATGACGCCGTCAATTGTCCGGTTTGCTTGAGCTGATGGCAGATGCAGGGTTATACCCATTACGTTGACCGTGGACCTCAGCAAAGCCCGGTCAAGTTCGCCCTGACCAATTTGCTTGCCAAGCTTGTCCAGCTCTTGGAAGAACCGCAGGCCAGCCGGGCCACCGTATGACGCATCAAATTGTTTGGTGCCTGTCATGTACTGAACTGCTCCCACAGCTTCTCTCAGGCCGACCATCATGTTCATCATGTAGCTGATTTGCTCACCAGCAAGCTTAGTTGCCAGCTCTTCTTCATCATCTTCATCACCGGGCTGCAAAGCTTCTTTAAGCATCATGCCAAGAACAGCAGGCACCGAATACAGCATCAGGAAATCCCAGCCAAGGTGCATAATATCGAGCGGGTTGCGGAAGTTTGTAGCTTTTGCGCGCTCGACGCCCAGATTGTAGGAAGCTGAGAAGTATCCATAAAACACGGTAAACAGCTTTAATGCCGCTCCGCCACGCTGCACCTGCGCAAGATCTTTGATCTGGCCACCAGATTGAGAATCAAGCACAGCCTGATCAGCTAGAGCAATCGCCCGGCTTTCAATAGCTTCTTCGGTCATGTCGACATTTACATCAGCCAGCGCTTTTTGATAAGCGCCCCACCATGTCGGCATATCTGCGATCAGCTGCAAGCTGATCATTGGCACAAACATCAGCGTGTCTATTTTCTGGCGAATAGTACTTTTGCCTTGTACTACCGATTGAATCTCGTTGACCTCACGTTGCTGGGTCATGTGCCGGTTCATCATAAATTCTGATTTGGACCAGACTTCTTTAACCATGCCGACCGGAGATGTGGCCCATTTGCCAACGCCCATGGCTACCCATTTGGGTCCAATACGAACCATCGATTGCGTCAGACCCAGCGGCTGCAGGAAAGCATTCATGATATTGAAGCCAAGACCGGCGATGGCCGAGCCTGCACGTAGATAGTTGAGCCCTTTTTCAATTGGCTGCAATGCTGCTGACTCACCTGCCGCAATGTCTCGGATCGCTGCCTTAAATTGCTGGACCACTTCAGCGCCATACCGACTACGCACTGCATCATCAAATTCGCCATTCTTGACGATGCGGTTGGCGTCGATCACCCACTCGTGCCATGTCAAATCATGTATTACCTCATTGACGCCACGGAATAAGCCATCCCATGTCAACAGTACCGGACGATCCATCACGGCCTCAGCGCGCGATTTGACAAAGCTGCGGCGGGTTGTCGCGGCCACAAAGGCACCACGCAATTGCTGCTTTGCTGCCTCAGCATCCGACTGCTGTTCAGCCCGGCCCGACATCTTCGGATCGTAGACAATCGGGAAATAGCCGCCTCGCAGCCGGCCAAACTTGGTATCAAGCGGAACCGGGTCGACCCAGTTTGGCTCTTTGCCCATGACCCGGCGTTCTTTCTCTGCAATCATTGGCCGATAGCTTTCGAAGAAATCCCAGATATCCTGTACGAATTTAAGCTCTTCTTCGCTTAGGCTATCAATGACTGGCTGCACCTGCTCCATAGTCCAACCATAGCCATCAAGCAAGCGCTGCATATTGCCGGCATTGCCCATGTTTAGGACCATGACAATCCGTTCGCCGCGGTTCAAACTTTGACCTAATGTTGGGAAAAACTTACCGTTGCCACCCATCTTGCCTAGCTTCATAATCGGCTTGATCAACTCGGCCATGCGCTTAGTTGCCTGAGCTCGCATAGTTGCTTCACGATTGCCGGCGTCGTTCATGGTACGGATCAGGTAATTCCATACCGGTCCACCGTCTTTAAATCCATCAAGCTCGCGAGCCAAGCTGGCAACTTTGCGATGGCTTGCTGTGTAACCTTTAAACAGCGCCGTAATTCGACTTGGCAATGTATCGCGGGTGCGATTGACTGCTTTCTTGTTTGCGCCATTGACCTCAACACCAGTCACCATCTCGGTAATGATGTCAGCAAACCTGCGGTCTTCCGCCTGTGTCAGTAAGCGTTGCTTTAGCCGGCCCAAATGTTCGATTTGTTTGATGGTGTCAACAAGTCCACGGAACTCTTCAACTGTCAGTTCTTTGTAAGATTGGCGCAGCGCTTCATTTTTAAGCTTTGGTGATATGTCGACTTCAATGCCCATCTCTTCCTGAGAATCAAGCCATTGAGCCAGTTGCTTGCGCTTTTCAATGCTACGACGGCTTTGGCCAGAGCTCAGATTAAATCGCTCGAGAAAGGTATCAATCTGATCCTGATAGTCAATATCGATAGCTTTGCGTACACCTTCGCTGTCAAATTTCTTTAGATATCTGACGCCTTTTTGAACTTCATCAAGCGCTTCATATGCAGCTTTTGCTGTTTGATTGTTCAGCATCTGATTGCGCTTTTCTGCGTATACCTCTTGAGTTTTGCCAGCCATCATTGCTTTTTCTGCAGCTTTAGCAGAACGAGCTTCTGCTGATGCATATTTGACTGGACGAATGTCAATGATTTTCATGCGGTCAATAATTACACGCGCATAAGTTTTTGCAGAATTAGCCAGCATGCGAGGTTTGCCTGCTGCCTTTGCAATAGCGGCCATTTCTGTCGCAATAAATCGAGCGCGAGCTTCATTGTGAATGGCCATGTCAGCTGCCATCTCCAAAGCCTCTGGTGTTGAAAACTCACCATATTGCTCAAGCATCAATTTATCTGTCAAATTATTAATCGCTATCTCAGGCTTTTCTGCAGCAGCCAAAGATCTGACAAGCTCATCGCCTGATGAAAAACCAAACTGCGTAGCCAGCATGTCTGGGTCCAGACCATCTGTGGCCACCATGCGCAGTGTCTTCAAGAACCCAGTAATTTCTTCTGGAATGCCGAGCTCTGCAACGGCTGCAGTATTAAGCTTGCCGTATACAACCTCACCCATCTCTTCGATGGTTGTTGGAACTTCTGGTTTTTTGGGCTTTGGATTATTGCGGTCATACTCCAAAGCAAATTTGCTTACCTCGAGCTCAATATCTTTGCGGTGCTTAGACAAAAACTGGCCTTTTGCAAGACCTGCTTTTTGTGTAGTTTCATAAGTTTTCTTTGACTCAGGCGACTCAGACCACAGCTTTGTGCGGACCTCAATGCGTACTTCCTCAAGAGCTTCAGATTTCTTGCGCTCCCATTCGGCCACTTCGAGTTGATATTCAGTCAGGTCAACAGATGGCTGCGCTGCTTTTCCAGTCAAGAACTGCCAAGCTTGATACACAGGCTGCGACAAAATCTGGCGACGAGCCTCAATCTTCATTTCTGCTCGTAGGCCAGCGGCTTCCTTTTGCAGTCGACGAAGTTCTCGAGCCTTGGCGTTTTCCATCCACTTCATGTCTGACAATGTCTTTGATGTCAGGTCATCCATAGCAGATGCGCCAGCTTCAGCATTTTCTTGCTGATACCGAGCAAACTCTTCGGTAGTCATTCCAGCATCTTGCGCAGATTCAAATAGCGGCAACATTGAACGGTTTTGTTGGGCCAGCTCTATCTGATCATTGGTCGCCAACATACGGTCAAATACTTCTCTAACCTCGGCATTAAGTTTTCCTGCTTCTGGATTTTTAATTAGAAATTCTTTAATTGAGTTGTAAACGCTAATCATCCAAGCGCGGAACCGTTGGAAGTAAGGCTGCAATTCAATGCTCGGCGCTTTGCCGCTGAACATGTAACGCTCAAATGACTCAGCAGTACGCTCGTGATATGCACGTTTTTCTTCAAAACTCATGTTGAAATATTGCTGAATTTGTTCAACAGCATTTCCTTGAATTCCGTGCCACGACATCAACTTGCTGACATCATTAATAATTTGTTGCTCACCAATAGTGATGTTCTCTTTGCCCATTAACTCGGATGCCAATAGGATGTCATCCTCAAAGAAAAAGTGTGCAAGCTCGTGTGCGAACGTAGATAGGTTCGCATCATTCATCAATGTGATGGTATTTGTACGCGGATTAAAAGTGCCTCGAGCATTCTGCATCAACACTTTTGCGTTGACTGCTTCAGGGAAAAAGTCAATGACGCCTTGCGCATCTGTTTCATCAAAAATCAGATTGCCATTGCGCAGGTATGCACTTGGAGCGCTTTGTTTAATCTGCGCTTCCTGATCATAGAAAGTCTGGATCTCATCTGGCAGCAACGATATGCGGCGCTTGCCAGTCGGTGGTGGTGTATACATACCGGCAGCAGGCACAGAGTGTGTGCCAAGCTGATCAACCGATATACCAACGTGCTGTGGACCTAAAAGCACAGCAACACCTTGTGAACCTTGTGCAGTTGGAATGTAGATACCATCAAATCCGGCATCAATGACAGCAGATTCTAGGTTATTGAACCACAAGTTTTGTGGATCTCTGCCTGCAGCAGATGCCTGCGCGCGCAAGCCAAGAGCGTCTTCTTCGACGTTATAGAGATTTTGCAGGTTGACTGCGTGGACGTTGCCGCCGACACCAGCCTCAGGCGCTATACCTGAGCCGGCATCGACGTAAAAATGAATCCGGTTTGATAGCCGGTTGTCAGTGCTTTGGCCAAGCCGGCCAGCTTCGGCGCCCTTTAAACCTGTTCCGTAGAATTGCCCGGAGAGAGTGTTTCGAGGGAGGCTGCTATAGTGGACGCCAACGACTGAAGTGGATCCGTCTCTTGGGGTACCGTATCTTGCGGCAACATTGATATCGCTTGTTCGTAGGCGCTGAATGCCTGCCCCTCCGGACTGGAAAAATTCACCGTCTCCGGGCTCGGGTCTGGCACCATCGGGCTGCGCTGTCGGAGCAGCTTGCTCAATAGCAAGTCGCCCTTCGCCGGTTCCGCCGGCAAGGTCTGCCCAGTAGGCTGCTCGCTCATCGAGGCGCTGTTGGTTGACTTCTGGTCTGGTGTACCAAGGGGCATTTCCGCTCTCCGTCACTTTAAATTTTGTCGGGACAACACCAGTGGCCGGGCGCTTGATGTCCTCCAAAAATGCCCGAAAAGCAGGCACCGAGAACGCATAATTGTTCCCAGTTGGAGTCTCATAGCCAAACCAAGGTGTTGACGTTACGTCCCTATTGTACAGGGCTCCGTACTCATATGCACCATATTCTCCCTGCTTGGCATGAACGCTGGCAATTGCCTGATCGTCACCCTTGGCATCGGCCAAAATAGCGCCCAGAGAGCCATGAGCGGCCTCCTGCTGGCTGTCTGCGACCCATGTCTCCCAATGATATCGGCCAATGCTGGCGTCCTGTGGCCGGCCCAGCTCGGTGTAAAACTGCTGGATCTTGGCTTCCAGACCGCGCTCAATGGCCTCGTAGACCAAAATGCCACGCGCGCCTTCGGTCAGGTTGTTTAGCGATGACCCGGCAATCTTGACGTTTTTCTCTTTGGCAACGCCGTCTTTGCCGGTGACCATCCGTTTTTCTGTGACGCCGTCATACAGGTTGACGCCAGAAAATTTGCCGTCATCCCAGAGCTGGCGGATCTGCACCCGGTCCAGCACCATCACATCATTGAAACCGGCCACCAGCAGGGTAAACGACACCACCTTGTTGTCGATGCCCACGCCCTCGCCAAACGTCGCAAACTCCCGGCGGATCTGCTTGCCGGTCTGGTTTGGGTCGGCCATCATGTCGTGTAGCCGCTGCAGGTGCGACTTACCGTCTGCGCCCTTCTGCGACATCTTGAACAGGAAATCCTGTCCGAATGCATTTAGGTTGTGTGTAGCACCAGCGCCGGGCTGGCCGCTGCCCTTGGGGGCAACTGACTTGGCCCACTCTTCATAGGCCGGAAAATCAGCTTCGGTAAATTCACCGCGCGCCGCTTTGGCAATCCACTCATTGGCACCATTGAACGAGTCAATAAACAGGGCTTCCTGCGTGTAGGGGCTCACTCCACGGGAAAGAAACGACCACAAGAACAGCTTGCCAGTGGTTTCAACTGTCAGCTCGCCAGATGTGTATGCCCGGCGGAACTCTTTGGCATTGTCAAATCCTGCTGTCGCATCATCGATCTGGCCTTGGGTCAGGGTGCGCAGCTTGTCGACAGAGCCTGTGCCATTGAGATCACTGATAAACGCATACGGCGGCACCGGAACCTCGTCCGAGCCAAGCGCATAGGCCATCATTTTTGACCACTGCTCGACAGACTCGGTCGCCTTTGGAAACTTTTTCAGGATTCCGTCGATTGCGTCGATCTGCTTCTGCGCATTGACGTTTGTAGTGCCAGTCAGGATCAGTGGCTTTTCAGGGATCGTGACCTTGCCGGTTACCTTGACGCGCAGAGCTGGCCAGAACCCCAGCCGGTTGCGATCCTCGACACCAGCGCCGGGATTGTTTGCCCCGGGTTTGCCGCCGATGGTCTGTTTGAACAATTCAGGCGATTCTGTTGGGCGCTCGTTAAATACAGACTTGACTTGCTCAGGACGAAAAGCCACGACTTCCCATGCTTTGCCGGGGCCGCGATCAGCGATGATGCCGTCATACCCTTCGCTGACAAGCTGATCAGTAATTGCTTGGTTTTGCTCAGGTGTACGCTGCTCCCGACCAAAACGCTCGATGAAATCGTCTTCGCTGATTGGATTTTGAATTGATGCATACAGCGGGTAAATTTGGCCGCGCTCGCCTTCAGCATAGCCTTCGGCCCGGCGTGGATAGCCAGTCATGTAGATGCCAGTGCCAAGCAGGCCCGGAGTTGGGCTCATTTCAGTCACGCCTTCTTCGGGGATTGCAGCTCCAGCCATACCACGGAACAATCTCAACGGAGCTCCGTCGACATCCACCACCTTAGAATCAGCGAACCATTGCTTAAATTCAGGCGTGGTAGTGCTCTGCATAAATGCCTGCTCATCAGCAACCGACTGCGACACAATGTTCAGACCACGCTGCTGGTAAAACTCCTGCGGAGACATGTTAAGTTGTGCAGCACGAGTAGCAAACCGAGCCGCGGCAAGCGTTGCGTTTACTTCGTTTACAGACGATGTAAACCTGTTCGCTTGATTAAGCTTGGCAAAAATGTCCTGCTTGACCGCTTCCCTACTTTCATAAAATGACTGACGCTTATCTTGATCAGCAATCAAATTCTCGAGCTCTTGCTTTAATGTGGCGTCTTCTTCTTGCGCTATTACTTTAGCCTCAGCCAAAGTAATGTCTGTGTCATTCATACGAATATTTGCAAGAATTTCTTCAGACCTTTGCGATTGCGAAAACACCGCAAGAAAGTCACCCATCTTAATTTCTATATCGGTCTGTTCATTAACCGCGTTTTTTATTTGTGCGTTGTAATCTTGATTTAATGACAGAAGCATATTAAATTCTTCTTCTGTAGTTAAATCAAAAAGTTGGTTTACGTTAATTGTGACCGAAGCATCTGGGTTTGCTTGATTAAACACTTCAGCAATAGCCTCTTTGCCTTCTTGCCCAAGGTTTGCAGCCTCCATGCTTTTGACTTGATTCATGGCATTGCGCATGATGTCAACATTGACTGCGGCATTTACAATATTATCTGTACGCTCTGCCTGCTTTTGCTCATACTTTGCACGTAAGCCAGCATAATTGCTCCAAGCTTCTGGCACAGCTGTTGGCAATTCTCCTAAAGCTTCAAGCCAAATGTCGCCCCACTTTAATTTTTCTTCTCCACTAACTTTTTGAGCTGTAATTTCACCAAGTGCGCCACCGGCCATTTGGACACCGGCTTCTGCAGTAACTGCAGTAATCATGCTGCGTTTTGTTGAGTTAGCAGCAGCTAAAAATCTACCGGCCAAACCTGCAGTTGCAGCATCAAACAAAGCAATAGGTATTCCTCGAGCAACTGCTTTTTCTCGAGCCTTTTCCATTAATTCTTTATTTTCTAAAGCCCGGCTAAGGGAGCCAACATCATTCATGTTGACTTTATTTTCTTGCAAAACATCTTGTATGGTAGAACCATACTCAATAGCAAAGCTTGTTAAACCAGCACCAGTTGCAGTGCCAATTGGGCCAAGCGTAGACAAACCGATAGTCACAGCTAAGCCAGGCGCAACTGCCCCTAATGATTTTTCAATTGCATAGGTTGCCGCAAATGGATTTTTAATGATGGCCATCAATGCATCACCGGGACCATCTGCTTGCTGTATTTCGCGCAACCCTTCTTCAGCCCCCAAAGGTATTGGGTATTTTTCTACGTTTCTTTGCTGCTGTTGAATGCGAGCAGCACGAATAGCATTTGGCGAATATGTAAGCCCTTCAGCTTCCCAAGCTGCAGCAATGTCGCGATTGACGCCACTAAAAATATCAAGGCGGTCGAGGCCCATGCCAATAGCTTGTTTGCCTTCTTGATAGCCACGCAAAAATACGTCGTACTGTTTGCCAGCAAGTAGATCTTTTGCAAATTGTGTGTAATCTCCACGAGCAATTGTTCGGTCCATTGGTCGAGCCTCACCGCGGCTCATAATGTCATCCCATTGGAATTGAGCTGACTTCAATTCTTTTACAGCATCTACAAAACCACGGTTAGCATTGACAGGAAAATCTGCCGCTGTTGGGCGTTTTGTAAATACTTTCTTTTTGTTTTCAACTTCTAGCTGTATGCCAAGCCGTGAGCCATTGACTACATTATCAATCTTGCCAAGGTCATTTTGTATAAGTCCATACCTTTCAGGATATCTTTCTACAAATTGCCAAAGGCGAGGATTTTTTGCCAAATACTCTTGCTTTTGCCTAATGTCTGTCAGCGACTTAAAATAATTTAAATCACTACTAACTACTTCTGTCGGAATATTAGTTTGCTTACTAACGCGCATTGACTCAGCATAATTAGCAGGAGATTGCTGTGCTGTGTAATTTACTACTGCCGCTTGATCAGATTTGTATTGTTCAATAGCCGAATCAAATTTACCCACGGTAGATCTTGCTGGATCTATCGTTGGTGTTTTTCGGCGCTTTTCTTCAAATACTGTATTAATCGCGCTAGTAAAATCAGTCATTTTGGCCTATATAAACATTGTAAATGTTAACCATTTCTTGGTCCGAAACAGATAAGTTTTGCCGCTTAAGATCCGCTTTAAGATCATTTAAAAGATCTTTTGGTATGTCATTAACTGTTTTTGCTCGGTTAAGTTCATAACGACGAGATTTAGAACGAATTCCAAGAAATTCACCTGTTGTATATTCTTTCGTTGCATCCTTAATAATTGAATTTATTTGCTTTGCATCAGGTTGTTTACCATTATTATTTGTAATAAATGAATCTATCTCGTTATAAATAATTTTTTCAAATCTTGCTTTCTTTACTACACTTTTTCCAATGCCAAGAATATCTGCTTCAGTACTAATTCTGCTAGATAATGTGGTTGCTTGTTTTTGAGTTTCTGGTTTATTTTTAAGTTCAATTTGTTGTTTACTAAACCATTTCCAATCAGATTCAGAAAGTCTGGTGCGCCATTTATTAAGATCCATATTAATAAATGTTTTTTGATCATTGCCCATAATTGAGCTTAGTTCACCAAAAGCCATGTCTTCTTTTTCATCTTGGCGAGCTTTAGCTGCTTCACGTATTTCTCGCCTTCTTTCGCGTTCAACTCTATCTTTTTCTCTTTGTTCTTGTGCTTCAGCTCTTTTTTCAGCTCTTTCTTCACTTCTTACAGATCTTTCTTCTGATCTTATTGCTCGTTCTTCAGATCTTTGCGAACGCTCTTCTGCTCTTTCTGCTTTAATTGCGTTTTTTTCGTTTTGTATATTGTTATCAATAAATATGTTTATGCTTCTGTAAGTATCAGGATCATTGTCTCTAAGCCATTCTTTTGTTGTATTATCAACTTTGCCCCATGATGTTTTTGTCTGCAAAACCTGATCCCAAGCTTGGCTAGAATAAGTTTTTCTAATCTGTTCATTTTGCGTGATCATGCTTTGTTCAAGCTGCTCATATATTTGAAGAGCAACTTTCTGTTGATCACCAGAAAACTGTTTCATGATATCTAAACGCAAATTAGCAATAGATTTTTTGTCTTTGCTTGCTAGTGCATCAGTAAATTTAGATTCAACCCATTTTTCAGCCTCGGCTTCTTGAGCAACTTTGGTTGCCATTCCTTTGAATTTATTTTTAAACTCATCGTTCGTAATAAAATCTTTGACCTGATCAAAATATGCAGGTGCAGCAAGTGGGTTTGTGTTAATAATATTGGCCACGCGGTCCATATAAACCGATGACATTTCTTCCTGAACAAGCTGCTTGTAAACATCAGAATCTTCGCCGTATCCAAGCAATTCAGCTCGCTTTTTTAAATTTTCTATAAGCTGTTTTTTGCTTGTTTCAAATTCTGGACCATCAAATACTTTTCCATCTTTTAAAGAAAATGGAACAGATGATGCTGTATTGCTTAAAATTTTTCCCAATGCTTTGTTATTGTTTACCCTTACTTCTTGTTTTTGCGCGGCCTCAAATGTAGAAAATTTTGCAATTGAAGCAAGGCCAATTTCATTTGCTTTAGTTTGAAATCTTTTTACTAGCCGAGAGTCTGCAGCACCATTAGCAGAGAATTGAGTAACAAACTCCGATACTTTCTTGTAATAAGATGTGGAAAACTTTTCAGTAAGGCCGGTTGCTTTTTCGCCTACACTGCCTTCATTTTCTTTGGTAAAGTCAACAATAAAAGTCCTAAGATCAATTTCGCTTTTATCAAGCAATAATTGCTCTTCAAATTCTTTTTGCTTTTCCGCAACGCGCATCAAATTGGATGCGTATGCAACCCTAGCTTGGCCAGCTTCCTCTATTTGTTTGCCAGTAAAATCGCGAATAGGTTCAACAGTTTGCGCCTGCATTGGCTGCATTTGGCCAACATTAGGGTTAACCTGTGGTTGATCGTAAATGGGTACTGTTGCCATTATGAGCCCACCTTATTTTTCAAAAACCATGACGTTGTCAAAGTATTGGCCGACTGACCAAATGAAGTCATTGCCGCACTGACTGGGCTAATGCTATCCGCAGTAGATCTTAAGTTTTCCGCAGATATGTTTTGCATCATTGCTTGATTCATGTAATTAGTCGATTGTGATCTTGCTGCTTCTGATGATTTGATTGCATTTGCATAAATGGTCAAAGCATCCATTTCGGCCACAAGATCTGTTGTGGCTATTACTTCTGCTGTAGAACCAACACCTAAACGCAAACCTCGAGCAGCCATACTAGCTTTTGATGCGCTTTTAATTTTGCCAGCGCGCATTTTTAACATGCTGATTTCTTTGCCGCCAACATCAATGATTTGTTGGGCCATAAACTCTGCCTGCCGGGCATTAATCTCCGACATGCTTTTTTGAAAGTCCATGGTCAGCGCCTGCGATTTGTATTGATATTGCGCTGATTTAGCTTGATAGTAAGAACCTACCGCGGACTGTATCGATCCCATAGCGAACATAAACGGAGCTGCTTTTTGCATGCCTGCAAAAGTTGCCTCCGACGGCGTAAACATGTCCGACAAAAATGTTGATCCTTCTTTAAATAATGAAACTGCTTTAGTTACGTAAGGACTATAAAGACGTCTAGGAACCACTCTTGCTTCAACTGGCGCAATAGCCGTATCGGCTGTTGTCATATCGACAGCGCTGTTTGAGACATAAAACGGAACGTATTGAGTCATTGTTGCTCTCCAATCAATGCCCGAACATTATCGATGTCACGGCGTTTTACGGGCACATTATCCGCCAACGGCGACTTCAAAAGACAAGTTGATAATTGTCAATGGTAACGGGTCTTGTTGTCTAACAAATACCTGTCCGCCGTCCGTCCATTCGGGCGTTAAATTGATGTCAATTTCCTGAGATTTCAATGCCGGCGCAGAGCCATAAGGTTCGCTGGTACGCTGTTTGGCCTCAATCAAATTATCTTCATTTGGACCAATAAAAATACCAGATGACCTATAAACCCTCATGGTCACTTTGTTTACGTTTTTGACCCGGCCCTGACCAAACGCGCCATCAATTTGCATAGCCATAGGCAGTGTCTGCAGGTCGGATTCGTATGGCAGGCCAATATGAATAATTGTCCCGGGTTGTTCCAGCGTGATCGTTCCAGATGTCACCACGCGCTGTGGATGGACCGCACCATCAATCAGGATGCTTACTGTCTTTCCCTCAAGCCATGTAAGGCCGCTGATTGAATTTCTGGCAAAAGAATAAGCCGATATGGGAGTTGCCCTGAATTCAGCCACCAGCGTTCTGTTGACGCGCGCTGTGGCCACTGTCGATGATGATGTACTGCTGATTGTCAGCAAGTACTTAATGCCATCAGAAGCCGTCAAAACAATCTGATCGCCCACATCTGAGGTTCCGGGATAACTAAAAATTCCGGTCGATGCAGTAATGGTCAAAGTGTCAGACGGAGTCCAGCCGGCACCCGTAGTTACAGTCACCGTCGTTGCCGTAGTATTGGTCCCGTTATATGTTGACCCAGAGTCAACAAAAAACGCATTAACTTGATTTGCGAATTTGCGAGTGCTCATGCGCTCGATATAGCGCTTACTGACATTGTTTATTGTGCGTCGCACAACAACATATAGCACATCCTCTGCGCCCTCCGCCACTGTCGTACAGCTCTCGAACAAGCCATCAGTATCATGCCAATGCCATGCACCAATTTGCTGTTCTGGGACATAGGTTAGGCCAAGCAGATAACCTGAGCTCGACACAAACCAAATGATTGGTTTTGGCGCTTTGCTGTAGCACATGTCAACGATTTCATAATCATCGAACAAGTGAGCCGCTCGTAACGATAAGTCGCCAGTAATAAAACCATTTGATTGCCACGAATAGCCAAGCTCTCGCACATGGCCACCGCGTGATGCGCAATACACCATGGCATTATTGATGATTGATGGCTGCACATTGGATGCGCCGATATAAGACTGCGGCTGAACCGAGATCGATGTTGGAGTAATAGCGTCTGAGTTGATTGATGTCACGCGCCATTCGGCAGCGCTAGTCAGCAACACCAATTGCGACAGCGGGACAATATGTCGAATGGTATTTGCTTCACGAGCTGCCACTTTGAACGCAATGCGGTCATCATCCTTAATTGGCAATGAATAACTCATGTTTGATTCAGTGCCAGATTTTGTCATCCACATTTTTTGTGGGTCATTGTTTGTTCCAGCAAAACATCTACGTTGCTCAAAATAAGACACTGCACCGGGGTAATTATTTGAGCTGGCAAAAACGCTGTCGTAGTTTGGTGGGCTTACGCTCAAATCCGGCGCTATGTTGTCATCAATAATTGATAACGTAGTCGTTTGTCCAATGTATCCAAACACACCACCTTGCAATTTGTAAACACGATACAACGATGCTCCGGATACTGTAGACCATGAAATAGTAACAATGCCGCCAGTCTCGAGTAAGTTTCCACTTGCTGATGCAGTTGACGATCCTATAGATTCATTTACTTCGTCAGAAGCAATTGCCGTTACCTTGTATGAGTACGTGTACTTTGCTGTTGTGTGACCACTAGCAGTTGCTGTAACAGTGCCGGGCGGAGATATTGGAGCGCCAAAATTAATCGTGCTAAGAACCCATTGTGTAGCGCCTTGTCGACGCAGCTCCCTTGGTGGATATCCCGGATGAACAAGTGTCAAAACATCTGATGACTGCACATGGTGTATGTCAAACAAATCTGATTCAGCATATGGATTTGGAATTTCATAGGCCGCGGTTGGAAGCGGATACCAATACGTTGCGTTTGGCGGTGCGTTGCCTGTGGTATTGGCGATGCAATAATAATTGACACCTCCAGAACTTACCAATGCGCCGACAGTGTAGGCAGTTGCACCATTGTAAGCAGCAGGGCTACCAGCCAAAAGCGTGGCACCATTGGTGTGAAATCGGAAGTAGCCTGCGCCGATTTCAATAACCATAGTTTGCGTTGTTGAAAACGTAAACGGAATAAGCCGTGTGCGCTTTGTTGAATCCTTGACCTCACGAACAAACGTCGTGCCGGGCCTGTTTTCTGCCGGACCTTGTGGAGTAACAATAAAGTTTCGCACTTTTGCCGCACCAGATTGAAACTTTACATCATCAATTCGACCAAACATCTCTGGCGACATCTCGCCGCCTGCAAATGATCGTATAAGGGTGCGGGTTGATGGCATTATTGTGTCTCCTCACCGTCCTGATAAAAGACATTTTTACCTTCTTTTATGCGCTTTTTTGCATGCTCAATAGCCTTGTCTTGAATTGACTCAGGCATATTTTTAAAAAAGTCTTCGCTATCCATGTCAGCAGTCAAAAGATAATCAATTTCTGCTTTGGTCAATCCGGGCACCATAAGCGGTATATCCATTTCTTTGCCATCAATCTCAAAGCCTGCTGATATCTCCGTTGATACCGTGCCATCTGGGCGCTCCATTGGGCCAAGATAACCCTTCATGCTTTTGATTGAGCCATCTGGCCTGTACATGCTGTCATCCATTTGATCAGGACCAGTATTTTGATTTGCATACAAAACGCTGGCGTATTTGCTCATATCAATTGGCATAATTATCTCCCGGCGACCCATTGCACAATGTGCTCAGGTTTGCTGTCACGTTGATCAGAATCAGACATTTTTGCCTGAGACAAAAAGCCGACCATCATCTTTGTGCATCTTCCAGCCTCAGCGGCTCCGACTTCGCCTTTAATGATTGGGCCAGCCATCATAGATGCTAGATGCCACGACAATGTCAAAGTAAACAATGACGAAAACTTCGTTGTGTCTGTTACAAAAGTTGTGTATCTGCAGATCGCGTTTTCTTGATTCGTGTAAATGATGCGCGCGCCAGTTGAATCGCTTTCAACTGCAAAAGGCTGAGGTACATAATGGCCAGCGGCGACAACTGGACTGTAAGTCTCTGAAATTCCGTAAACATTCGTGATGCCAAACCTGCTTGAATAATCGTCGTTTGCTTCTGGTGGTATGACTGCAATAATCTTGGCGACACTTTGTGGATATGCGTATGCATATTGCCATTGGTCCCATGTGTTAGTTAGCTGCGCCAAATAATCTCTGCGAGTTGCAAACGACCACGTATGCATCTCAAGCAAAGTATCTCGCGCGATTGGATAAAACCGTGCAGCCAGCTCTGCCTGCATTGATTGCTCCGGCGGGTTGATGCTGGAGACATTGGCACGGTCACCGATATGAGATAGCGCCAAATTTACGATGTCGACTTCGGATGCCATGCTTGACTCCTATGTAAAAGGGGCCGTGGTTTCCCGACGGCCCCAGTAATTACGGCTTCGAAAGATTACACCGAGCCTTCTACTTCGTTCTGCTCTTCAGTTGCTTGAGACTTCTTCTCCCATTTACGTTTGGGAGCTTTTGCCTGATCATCATCAGAGCCATCTACCAGCTCAAGATTTGAACCGGCTTTGCCATCATACTCAACAAGCTCGCCTTCCTCGCGGATGGCATTGTTGATAAATGATTTTTCTAGAACTCGGTATGTAGGCATAGTGCTTTCCTTTCATTAAACGACGGCGAAGCCAGATGCGTAGTACTTCTTACCGTCTTGGATATCCATCACAACATCAGCCGTTACCTTACCAGAGGTATAGGTGCCGGAGATGGTGTAGCGAGCGCCAAGATAGCGCTGGCCAGTGGACGCGATTTGCGGGTTGATACGAACTGCTGTGTTGTAACCAGCAACCAGTGATGCGGTCAAGACTGCATCAGAAGAGCCAATTACGACAACACCAGAGGATAATGCGGCATTGGTTGCAGCAATCACTTCAAACTTGACAGAGGTGCCGCCAGCCAAAGCCGTGGTCACTGCAAAGTTCATAAAGAGATCTTGGCCTTCGCCAATGTCGCGAGCTACTGACAGATCGATAGTGTCGGTCGAAACAGCAGTCGTTGTGAGTGCTTGATCTTCCGAAACGCGAAGCAGTTTATCGGTAATCATGATTTATTTCCTTTCGATTCTGGTTGATTAGGACACGACTGCTTCGGTGTTGAGGATAGCGTCAACACGGCGCAGAGGGACGCCCAAGAACGACAGCCAGCTGTTAGGCTGACCAAACTGTGTCAGACCCTGCTCGATCTTCAGAACGTACTGCGACTTATCCAGAGCGGCCAGAGCCAAACCAGAGTGCACAGTGCGGTTCATGTAAAAAGCAGCGCGACCCATGCTCATGTTCGGGATACGATACAGAGCGCGAGCCATCAGCTTGATGATTGCTGTCGATACGTTTGCAGCTTGTGTGCCAGTTTGAGCGATCAGATCGGACACATCGATGTTGCAGATGCGAACGACATAGCGCCAGTCTTTAACGACCAGACCGTTTTTCCACTGGTAACGTGTTGCGTATGCCTGCAGACGGGTGCCATCGCTGTTGTAGACAGTCTGCTCGCCCAGATCTTCATGGATCAGACCAGCTTTCGAGCCTTTCGGGAATGGGCAGTAGACAGTGTTGTCACCCCAAACCACGAGATAGATCGAAGTATTGTCAGAGCCAGAGCCGCCTGCGGACAGGATGTTCTGAGCGTTGCCGCCTGACAGGCTGGAGTAACGAGCAGCCAGACCGAGGAACTGCTTAGGATCAGTACCGGGGTTGCCGTAGAACAGCGTGGTTGCCTGAGTCTGGTTCATTGCTTCGAGGAACGCGGTATCTTCCGACAGGCGGAATTGAGCCGTGTTGCCGTTCAGCATGGCCAGATCTTTGTCGACTTCCGAGCGAGCTTCAAGGATGCCGCAAGCCTCGTCAACCTGTGCTGTGGTCGATTTGGAGTTTGGGATACCTTGGTTGAGTGCGCGCCAGTAAACGGTCGGCAGGCCAGTACGAATAACTACGCGCTCGCCGGTAGGCAGGTTGCCTTCCTTGAACATGCAGTCTTCGAGGATTTCATTTGACTGTGACAGCAGTTCGGCGACTACTGGTACACGGCCTTCGGGATCAATACGTTTGGCCCAATCGGCCAGCGTGAGTGCGGTTGCAGAAAGAGTTGCCATGATTTGCTCCTGTTAAGTTTGCTGATTGGAATAGAGTGCGGCAGCGTGGTCATTGAAAGTCATCGGGCCTTTATTCTTTTGGCCTTTGTTTCCACCGACAAAGCTGTCTTCACTGATTGCCTTCCCTGCGCGGTACATAAACCGGATTACCTCCGGATTATTTCCCAGCCCAGAGTCTTTGAGTAGCGCGCGCAACTGGTCAGTGCCAAATTCACTCAAAGCTTTTTCTGCTACTCGAAGGTTTTCTGCCAGCTTATCGCCGCCAAATTCCTTGTCAGATACAGATGCTTTGGTCCATTCGTTCTTTACCGATTCAATACGCTCGAGCTGTTTGCCCTCGATTACCGGGGCCAGCTTACTGAGCATCTTCTGCGCAGCGTCCTGAGTCAGATTCAACTCCTTAGCAACTTCCGAATACACATCGAGTATTCCGGCGTCGACTGTCTTGCCCTCATCGAACTTGAAGTCGTACTTTTCTGGCGCGCCTTCTACAGGTTTATCGCCTTGCTTGTTGCCTTCGGTATTGCCATCGCCATTCTCTGTAGTCTGGCTTTGGTTCTGCCCGTCGGATGCTTGCTGCCCATTCGCAGGTTGCGCATCACCCGTCGGTGAATTGCTTCCTACGTCTTGCGATGCGGGTGCGCCGTCATTGGTCGTTGTGGCTTCCGTCATCAGCGTGTCTGTCATTTTTCTGTTCCTTTAACATTGTTGGATAAAGCTCAGGGCATTGTTCGTGAATCATTGCCAGCATGCGGTTGCCAAAGTTCCTGTTACCTTCTGCGAAAGCCATCTGCATCGCATTGGTGTTGAACGATAGCCGGAACACACCGGATTGATCCATGAGCCGCCACAATATGCGACGGCCCCGCTTTGTACCCATGAGCCACCTAATGTCCGCCTCTTCGTTTTCTTTGGAAATCTTCTCGCGGGTAACTTTCTCCGCTTTCTGCTTTTCCTGACTACGAAGATCGGTTGGATCGTAATTGCTCATTGTGTAATTTATCTCGTTGTCAAATCATACGGGCACTCAATGCTCGTTCCGTATCAGAATGCCCTCGATGACAACACCTATCTCAGCCGTTTGCTGAAATGCTCTGGCCTGCCATTGAATGTCTGTTTTCTCAAGATACGGAAATGGCACCACGCGCCGGGCTTCGTATCTGTCCGTAAATGGCGTCTGCAAGATATCAATGTTGACGCCGTTGGGGTACTCGGTTTGGACCCTGTACAGGCAATGATTGCCAGACCCACCAGACAAATTGGAAAACAAATCGACTCGTGTCAAAAAGAAAGAATACCCGGCAGGCACACTGTACAAACTCATTTGGCTGCGCCCGACGCCGGCATTGATCTTGGCGTAAGTCACCCCACTAGCGGCCAGCGTTACATTGCCAACAGCGTTTCCAGACACAGTTACGATGTTGTTGATCCTGAAGTATGACCCTATGGTAGACACAGGCGTCGTGCCATTAAGCGTGACCACTTCTGTGATGGGCTCATACGCTGCGTTCAGACCCATGATGCGAACCGATACTGCTGTGTCCGATGCGCTGTCGCTGACCATTTGCATGATCGTGGCTGCTGGTGGATACGTGTATACGGTTGCGTTTTCCCATATCGGGATAAACACTGAATTGACTAGCGATTGATACCCAAACACATTGACCAGCGAATGGCCTTTGATTAGGCCACGCGCTACTTGCAGCTCAAACGGTTCTGAGCGATCATCTTCGGTCCGTGATGGATAGAACACAGTCAGCCTTTATTTTTTCTTGTCTTTGCCGTACAGCTTTTCGGCTGCAGACTCTCTGAAATCTTTGCGTGTTGGCGCGCCTTCTTCACCCGGCTTGCGCATGCGCTCACCAGACCCAGCCTCAATACGTTTACGCTTGGCATGAATGTTGGCCCACAATCCCGGCTTAGACATATGTCACCTCGACTTTTTCTTATCCTTGTCAGAGGCCGGATATAGCTTTTCAGCCATAAATTCCCGGCCCACAGACTGCGGCACATCGACCTTTTTGGCAAACTCTTTGCTGTGTGCCACGGCCTGCATAAACCGTTTCTGCTTTTCTGACTTGGCAGGCATGATCAGGCACCGTACAGCAAGGTAGCGTTGCGCTCGGCAGTCGGTGCCTTGTCGCTTGCGCCGATCTCCATGTCCGTAATTTGCAGTTCCATGCTCATGTCTTTGCCGCCCTGTGTCTCGTAAGCACTGGTGCCTTTGACGAAAACCTTGGCAGTGATAGTCATCTCAGTGCCGACAGATGGCAGCGTGGTAATACTCAGCTTTTCCATCTGGTCCTGCTCAAGACGTAGGCACAAGCCATAGGGATACATTGGCTCTTCGTATTCAATTTCGCCGGGCATCTCTTCGCGCTCGGCTTCTTGCTTCATGCTGATCATTGCCATATTAGACCTCGGTAGCTGATGGTGAGTTGTAACCGCTGAACATGTTCATGACATCAGTCAGCGCGTTTTCGGATTGGCCGGTCTGCGCAGCTGCCAGATCTTTAGCCGTTACTGCCTGTTGCTGCATCATTGCTGCTTGTTCTTTTGCAGCCATTGCTTGGTCGCGCGCTTGACGGATCAGGGCCACATCTTCGTTGGCAATAATCAGCTTGGGATCCACGCCCAGCATGTCGCTGTAGCTGTCGACCCACTGATCAGCATCAAATTTATCGAGCACATCAGGCTTGAACTGCGCCACAGCACCAAGATTTCCGACCAAACGGTCAACGCTATTGGTGCCCACTGCGCGCTGTGCCTGTGCCAACATCGATACAAACTCGACCGACAGTTCCATGCCCTGCAGTTCCTGTGGTGGCGGAGGCAGCATGTTGAACTCGACCATGCGCTGGAAGGTTTTATCGACCAGCGGATCTAACAGTTCATTGTGCAATCGCTCAAGCACGGGGCCTAGCATCAGCAGCTTTTCTTCATGGCGCTCGGCAACCTCAGTTGCAGTCATACGGGTGTCAGTTGCATTGGCCAGCATCATGAACAGGTCAGCGTAAAACGCACCACGGATGCGCTCTCGGCAATCCTGAATGTCCATAAGCAAATGCTGCAAGTTCAGGTTTACTTCGAATGCTGTTTTGATGCCGCCCTGTGGGCTGTTGGCGTCGACATAGCTGATACCACCCGGCAATGAGTCAACATCACGGTTCTTCATCGATGTTGGGACTTGCAATGGTGGCTTGGTCTGGTAGTCAATCGCCTGTGCTTTGCGTAGTTGCTCGTGCTGCAGCTGCTTGATATCACCCAAAGCTTCCATGCCGGGGCCATTGCCATAGATGTCGCCGCCAACTGTTGACCACCGAGGTGCCAATGCTGGGAACTCATTGAACCCAGACTCGCGCAAATACTGATCTTCGTTGCCACCGACTTCAAAATACACCGACTTGAACGGCATGTTTTTGTTGTCGCGCTTCATGATGTCACGATCAGTACGTGGCTCGATGGCATGAATAATTGGCACCCATGCATCCAGTGTGCCGCGGTCATACATGTTTTGAACAGTTGTCGAACAGTTTTTGTACCCAAACTCTTTCACCAACTCCGCAACTGTCTTTTCAAACTCGCGATAGATGGTGTCAACTGTGCCGCGATAGTCAGTGGCAATGCAGAATTCTCCAACCGTTGACGGGTAATGATGGATGACAGTGCGTGGATCTGACAGTAAGATCGATGACGTAGTGCCAAATGCGCCCAGCTCTTCGTACATTTGGTGCAATGTGCGGTACGTATTTGACTTTTGAAACACTACCTGCATGCGCGTGGTCACATCTTCCAACCACAGCTTTACCGGGTGATACGCATTGAGCTCAGGGTCAGCAGTTGCCAACCTGAACCATGGCCGGGCTGGGCTGGTTGCGCCAGCCATCATGCCTGCGCCAAGTATTCGAAGCGCTCGTGTGCCGGTGTTGTCGTAGATGTTGTTGTGCCTGCGCTGACCACGGTCACGGTCTTGTATAAAGTACCGGCCATTGCGTGGCAGCAGGTATGTGGTGATCTCTTGCCAGTGTGCCCACCAAGTTGCGCGCTCAGACTTGAGCTGCCCCCAGCGGGTAAACAGCTTATCCCGAGTCACCGACTTGGGATTTGATTGTGCGTCGCTGGGATATTGACTCATGTTTATGCGCCGAGGAGAGTGTTTTTGCCGAGTGCCAATTGATTAGGATCAATACCCATTGGGCCGGTCAACAATGTACGATCTGCGCCACCTGTGTCCTGTGCCGCCGCAAGAATGGCGCTTACATCAGCCTGTTTGCGGTTAGCTGCCCGGATATTTTCTTCTGAGCTTTTCTCTTGTTTTAATGCTGCTGCTTCTGCTTTTTTATTTGCTTCGGCCTGCATTTCCAAACTTTTTTCTTGCTGTCGTTGCTGTTTTTCACCAGAGTAAATGCTGTAGGCCGTTGATGTAGCGGCGGCTGCTGCCATAATTGATATTCCCATAGTCAAATCTCCTTCGCATAAATAATGTCTTGAACTTGATATTTCAGCTTCGGCATAATTTTGTCCAAAGCAGTCTGCTGTTTTGCATGCCACAACATCATTTGAGCCCCAGCCTTTTTTGCCATTTTCTCTGTTTCACGTATCAACCGCAGGCCAACTGGAGATGCCCTGTAATTCTTGTGAACAAACAAAATATCGTTGTTGCAAATGACCAAGTCAAAGTAATGCAAATGCCTATTAACTATGTTGGCGCTGTATCCAACCAGCCTGCCATCAATAAACGCAGCAAGTACAAGCAGTTTGTGTTGCGACTCAAGCAGCTTGTATGCTGTCCAGTCAGGTTTCAACACCATCACATGTTTGTTTTTCGCTATTTCATCCCAATGATCAGCGAACAGATCTGATGCTAATGCCTGCATTTCAGACACATCAGACAACCTAATTTCAGTCGTTCGTGCCCCACTTTCCCGTGACATTATGGGCTTGTCGTTTTCATACGGGCACCGTTGTTTAAAGTTTTGCATATGGGTCATAGTCCTCTTTCTGATTGCGACGAGCGTATTCCATCGCAATTGATCGTTTTGGCGTGTCCATCAGCGCCAAACAGTACGCCGACGCAAAGTCAGGCGATCTACCAATGCGCTCGAGTATCTCTTCCCTACTTGCCACCGAGATGGTTTGGCCAACCAATTTCCATGTCGGCGCGCACAGGTCAGCAAATAGCCGTGGATCAGGCGGCAACGCTATGCCTGTGTTGTTGGCAGGATCAAGCGCTTCACGCATGCGCCACCACAGCTCGGACCGCTGGTTCTTAAACCGCAGCCGGCCAGATTTGTCTAGACCCAGTGCAGCCTCGGCCACGTTGACGCCCAGAACCTGCTGGTTGGATTCGTTCAGGAAGTCATAGGGGCTCGATCCGACGCCGATGACATCAATGTGTATCGGAGCCCTGTCGCGCAGCGCTGCGACCACCAGACCGGCCACAGTGGGCCCATCAGGCGTGGCACTGCCGGCATAGGCCAGAGGCTCATCAAACCACATGCCATGGCGTCTGGCGATGATGGTCTGGTCCTTGCCACCCCGGGCAACGTCGACGCCCATGCTGTCCATTGGCGGCAGCTTGAGCGGCTTCTTCCACCGGGCCTGAGCTATCTCGACCCACTCGGTCGGGATAACCTGCCACGGGTCATCTTCCATGCCGGCGCTGAAGTCGCCGTTGAGCATCTGTGAGCGCAGTGGCTCGGGCATTGCCTGCAGTGTGGCCATGTATCCGGTTCCCATCAGGTAAGGGTTATCGCTGATCCGCGACGGAATAAAGGTGCGCGACATGGGCTTGATCAGCTCGCCGTTATGCTCGAACTCATCACCGGATTCGACCTCGACATCCTTGCCATCGACGGTCGCAAAGTAGCGCAGCTCGCCGGGCTCCGCTGGGTTCGGGTGTTTCTTGTCCAGCCATGGGGCGAAGTAGGCGATGATCCAGCGGCCCTCAGCGGTCGTTGGCGGGTTGAAGGTTAGCAGGGCTTGACAGCGCTGGTTGACATCCGTGGTACGCAGCCAGCCCATCAGGAAGCGTACCTGAATCTCGCGCATGTTGGCGGCTTCGTCGAACACCAGCAGGTCATGTGGCCGGCCTTGGTATTTCTTCTCATCGCCAAGGTTTGGGAACGATCCGAACTCGATTTGGATCTCGACGCCGTCGCCACGCTTGGTGCGCCAGATGTTGTTCTGGCCATTGTAGCCATTGCGCGAGCCGATCAAGTCTGTGAACCGGTCGATGACGCCGGTCAACTCGGTGCCATTCAGTCGGAAGATGCCTACTTTGCGATGGTTCGTGAGCGCTTTGCCACAGGCCAGATCTGTTTTGCCGCCCCCGGCTGCACCTCCGTAGCCAATGATATCGGCCTCGGAATAGTAAGCCATGGATTGTGGTCCGGGTAATGGTCGCCAAATGGTTTTGTCTGCAGCCAGCAGAGCATCGAGCTCCGCCAGCTCTTCAGGCGTGAGGTGCTGCAGAATTTCAGGATCGAATTCATCGACGGTCATTTGCTCTTGCGCTGGCTTGCCGCGGCGATCAGGGCTTTAACCTTGGCCGCGCGCTCGTTGTCACTGATCTGAATCGGTCCGCCTTCAGACCCTGTGTGCTCGGTCACCATGCGGTCGCCGTACTTTTTCGGATTCCACTTGGCCAGCAGCTTCAGCCTGTACTCAGCCCGGTTGCGCAGCCATGTGACATGGGCATTATCGTATTTCGGATTATCGCCGCCGGTCATCTCTGGCTTTGTATCGATAATCTCAAGCGCATCATCCGCAATGCAGTCAGCACCAATATCTCTAGCCTCCGCGAAGCGTTGAGCAAATTCCTTGTCTTTCCCCATCCAAAGATAAACGGTCGAATAGTGAATGTTATTGTTTCGGCACCATTCACGCAGTGTTTTGCCGGTCGTAATCCATTCGCAGATCTCATCGGCTTTGTCTTTCGGGACTGGCTCAGGTGGCCGTCCGATTTTTTTTGGCTCAGTCTCCTTTTTCATTTTTAATAACCTTTATCCATCGATGAGGTGTTTGAGCTCGGCGTTCGTACCGGCAAATCTTGGCAATAGCATGCTTTGAAATGCCGACGGCTTCGGCTATTTGCTGGTATGTCATGGCCATATCTTCGCGCATGTCCCGAATTTTATCGATGATTTCATCCGTGAACTTTGCATTGTGGTGATGCTGACCGATACGACGCCCGAGCTCGTTTAAGGGAACCATCATAGTTTTGCCCTTCGGCTTCACTTTTTCGGTGGCTTGGGCGGCTTTTTACCTTTACCGTACATGGCGTCCTCCTTTCGTGGTGGTTGATGGGCGGCATTATCTTCTTCTGTTGCGCTGAAGGCAACAACTTTTTGAGGCTGGCTCTGGCGCTTCCGCCATAGCGACTGCCGGATCAAATGTTTTTCTCCCGCAGCTTGGCTTCGATGGCTTCAGCAAACCATTTAAAACCTAACGGCAATCGTTTTGCTTCGCCGTCAGTTTGTGCTAAACAGTCAAACATTTCCTCATCCGTCAGCCCCTGCCATTCGCGCTGTGGTGGGGCGTTGACGGTCAAGATGCCATCCTGCTTTGCACCGCACTTTGTGCATTCAACTTCCATCAGGT